CGTATGATGTGATTAGGGACATAAAGATTTACTTGTGATGCAGAAGCATACAAAAATATACCTGGATTACTTTGGCTACGGTGAACAGGATTTTGTACCTTGCGAAGTTGACGGGAAGAAGGCCGTAGATATTCATCATATACACGGCAGGGGAAAGGGCAAGGATGTAATAGGTAATCTATGTGCGCTATGTCGGGATTGCCATGATAAGGCCCATAACAATCGGCACACATATATGTCTCCGGATGTTTATCAGGCGATACATGACAATTTTATGAAAGAATTTTCAAATACATGACGGAAATCATTGTTATGTATGCAATTAATGTTTTAAATTTGAAATAAAAATGTACAACGTAACCACACCCGCAGGATCCATTAAGGTCGAAACACTGACTGAGGCAATGGAATATCGTAAACTATACGGCTATCCGTATAATCGCATAGTCACTCCCGAAGAGAATATTGAAAATGACATTGAAACGGACGCAATGGGTAATTGTTACTCAGATGCGGATCCGGGACTTTAACCCTAAAAACTAAACCTATGACAACACTAATCATCATCATCATCATTGCAACACTGGCCTTTATTGTTGTGATGCAGCAGTCACAGATTGCACGTAAATGCAAGTCACGTGAGAAGTATTCCTGCTTATGGGAGTTTTACCATTTTGTTGGTACGTGCAAGGTAGACGAAAAGAATCGCAGTTACATCATTGAGAGACTTCAAAGTGAGAGGTCATTGCAGACTGACGAAAAAGCCTTACATTTGGTAAAGGCGTGCGAAGAGGTATTTGATGCGAGATTTAACAGGCTGAAGAAATGAAGACAGAACAAAAGCCGGAGATGACGCTACAGGAACTATTAAGAAAATGGGCACCGATAAGAAACGTAACCCGTGCCGACTTTGAAACCGACCTCCGCAGCGTGATACGGGGAGAAACTTCTGAGCAAAGAGATGCACTATTAAGCATGATAAATCAATTTGCATATAGGGGTACAAAAGATGGGGTGAACGTAATTCACACGGGCGGATTATCTGCTCTTGAGGACGCCTTTAGTGCTATCGGTTTGTCCGATCCATGCTCAGAGAAAGAATTTGAACTGGCTATCACTAACACATCAGAGAGATGACCGTATTAGCCAAAATTATTATCTGCATTTTAAGTGGGATATTTATAGTTGCAATAGGCTTTGGGCTGATATTTATTCAAGCTATAAAAGAGGAAGGAGATGAGAATGGGATTTAACTATCTACAAACAGATGACCGTGATGACTACCTTGCTCAGTTCGGTAGTAAGCCCAAAACCCATCCGGTTAAGTCACTTTCCTTAATTAATCCACAGGGAGAAATGATAATAAAAGAAGTACCTATGTTTAAGGTTCGGACTTATGCAAAGAAAACATATTTACCTTATGGTGCTTCTGGTAAGAAGATTTGGAGAAAACTTCTTGAGAGTAAAGGATATAAGGTGATTAACAACTACGATTAATTAATAACCCCAAAACATCAGAGAGATGACAGACGAAAGAAAACAGACCGCACTTGAATTGCTCAAAGAAGGGCTTGACGACGGAAGCTATGCAGACATTATGGACGGCATAAACATTGATGTCAATCAGTCGTTCTATCAGGCAATAGCAAAGTTTGCCGAGGACTTTGCCTCCCTCAAGGTAGCCGAGGCAACAAAAGAGATTAAGTTTCCAACACATGATGAAATTAATAAAGCATCAATGATTTTTGATAAACAGAAGCGTCCGTTGTGGAAAGAAGCAATTTATAGGGCTGGTGCTAATTGGGCTATTGATTGGATTAAACAAAACATAAACAAATGAAAGAACTATTTGAAAAGGTATATATCAGAAGTGAGACTGACTTACCACAAGCAAGGGGATGGTATTTTATCTGTCACAGGGTTTTTGGGAATGATATTACGGACAGAGATATGACACGAGCGGATACTGATTGTTGGATGGAAGATGTTCGCTGGTATCTCCGTCCTATGGATAGTGTAGCCGAGATGCCGACAGAGGAAGAGATGATTGCATTCGCTAATTTCTTTCATAAGCATAAAAAAGCAATAGAACGTGGAGAATGCCCAAAACGACCCGATGAACTATTAAAGGAGTTTCGCAACCGCATGAGTAAACCGAAAACGGGAGGGGAGAAGAAATGACAAGGGATGAAGCAACAAAAAGGTTTAATGCTCTACCAAAGGAGCATCGAGTGACCATAATAGCCAGTGAATTAGAGCAGGAAATAAGGTGGCTTGAAAGAGAGAAGCGTAAATACAAGGCTGACTACCTCAATGATATGCGTATCATAAACGGCAGGATAAAAGACCTTGAACGCAACTTACGAGATTTAAAAGATTGAAAGCAGGAGAGAAATGAAAACTTATGACAATTTAATCGGCAGTCTTTGTGCTGCCGCAGTATTACTCGGTGGTATATTACTTGCCTGTATGTTGTTTGCATGACACGTCAAGAGCTTGAGCCGTTTCTTTGCCAGCACGGAAAGATAACGGGCACAATACAAAGCGGACGCAAGCAGATGTGGGGCATGATAACTGAGATCGAAGAAAATTACTTAAACTTTGTCGATCACTACAATCATTTTCATATCTTTGCAAACAAGGATGTTAAGAGTTTCAAGTCTGAAGCAATAAACATGACAACCACCTACCCGCTTTTTAAGTGTGACTGCGGTCACCGTTACGACGAGCGTTTCACGTGTGCCGTCTGTGGCACTACCTTCTGTGGTCTGTGTGGCTCGCAGGAGTGGATCGGAAATAAGAATAAAGATGTCTGCAATGCGTGTCTGAAAACGATTAAAACGGGCCTCGATGGATAACAGGCCGCTGACTGAGATAAATAAGAAGCTAATTTTCGAAGCTCTTGAAAAATTCCCAGAGGCGGGCAGTCGTACCATTGCAAGATACATATTCAAGAATTATCCTACTCTATTTTTATCTGTTGACCGTACCCGTGATATCGTTAGATATTACCGGGGGCAACGGGGCAACTGGAACAGGAGATATTTAAAAGACCGTACCCATGTTAGAAAATCCGTTTAACCTTCCTCAAAGTTTCGAGGAAGAGTTCGAACATTACAACGTACCTCGCCAGTATAAAAATTGGTTGATAATGTCGGACCTTCATTTTCCGTATCATAACATTAGGGCGATAACTGAAACACTAAACTACGGCATTGCTAAAAATATCGATGCCATACTGATCAACGGCGACGGCATGGACTGTTACCTGTTGTCGAAGTTCAACCCCGATCCACGTAAGCGAAACCTGAAAGAAGAATTAGATGCTTTCGGGGAGTTTCTTGATATTTGCCGTCGGATTGCTCCAGTGTTTTATAAACTCGGCAACCATGAGGAACGCCTTGAATACTTTTTGATCCGCAACGCTCCGGTGCTGTTGGGTATTGACGAGTTTAACCTTGAGGTATTACTCAAGTGTGGTGAACGACAAATCGAGGTCATAAAGGATCAGCGAATAATTTACATAGGCAGCCTTCCGGTGCTTCACGGGCACGAAGTCCGATTGGCTGGTGTAGCAGTCAACCCCGCACGGTCATTGTTCCTTAAAACAAAGAAAACGGCTATCTGTGCACATCTTCACCGCACGTCACAACACAACGAAACGGCACTTGACGGCAAATTGATAAGCACCTGGTCGTCGGGTCATCTCGGCGAAGAGCATCCGAAATACGCACGAATAAACAACTGGAACCACGGAGCGACACGTGTTGAGGTAGATGAGCCGGGGAATTTTGAGGTTATAAACTTGAGGATGCAGGGCAATAAATTATTTCGGTCATAAAACAAAAAGGGTTAAATTTGTAAAATGAAACGCATACAATATACGGAAACAGATATTATAAACTGGTGGATGGTCCCTATTCACGGACTGACCATCAGTGAGGCGTTTAAGAAAGAGCCGTGGGAGAATAGCAATGAGTTTTATGAGCGTTATGCCGTCACTCAGGAACAGCACGACGAATGGTATGAGAAAACGATAGCAATTTTTATGAAGCATTACCGCTGGAGCAAAAAGCGAACTGTCAAGGAATTTGTATTTGTTTATCTTAACACTTCACCAATGATAAAGAAAATCGAAAAAACATGACAGTATTTCCTTGCGGCACTCAAGTTCTGGTTCGTAATGTGGCATTTGAATGTGTTGTTACAGCAATAGAAATACGATATGAGTTGGTCCGGTACGAATGCACGTATTACGTCGATAGCATTCAGCAGCGGATATGGGTACACTCGTCGGAGTTAATGGAGAGCAAGGCGAAGATGCAGATAGGGTTTAAGGATAAGAAATAATTATACCCGATAATGTATGAAAAATACGTCAATAGACAAGAATATACCCGTTAAGGCATGAAATATGATGAACAGATAGCGGTTGACGGGATGCGTGAAGGACAGTCGTGGGCTTATGAAATGATCGTTTCACGTTATTGGAACCGTATGATGCAGTTTGTAATGGGGTATATTTATAATTCAGGTGAGGCAAAGATAATTGCAACACATACTTTCGAGGATGCTTTTATGAAAATAGGACAGTATGCTTCGACAAATAAGTTTAGTACATGGCTGTTCAGGATCGGGAGAAATAACTGCATTGATTATCTTCGGAGCCAGCCGACATTCATCCCGGCTGATGAACGTTGGCCCTCAACACAGCCTAACCCCGAAGAAAGATTGATTGCACTTGAAAGCCGGGATATAATTCGCAAGGCTATTTCAAAACTGAAGCCCCGATTAAGAGTTTATGTTGAGGACTTTTATCTTAATGATTTAAGTTTTAATGAGATTGAAGAAAAATACAATATTAAACAGTCCACTCTCCGGGTTCGAGTTATGAGAGGACGCAATAAAATATGTAAACAATTAAAACAATTGAGATGAAAAAGTTAATGCTTATTTTATAAAAATATGGAGATGTTATGTAAAAATAAATCCATATCTTTGGAGTGGATAGGCCGGATTACCTACCGAAGTTCCTGTTTACGGATAATTGTGAAATAGATACAGTATGGCAAAGCCCGACACGTGGATCGTGGTTGACTGCTCCGGCGAACAACGCAATGATACGAGCGATTGATAAGTTCGGTAATTATACTGATTTGTTATTTACCGTTAATTTAATCGACACGGTTCCGCCGACAATAACGCTGCTCGATAGTACATTGATAAGCGACAGCTACACGAAACTTGATGCTATTTATAACATAGGCGACAGAATACTTGCACGAACAGACTTATGGGCTACGGCACACATACCCGACAGCATACCTGTTTACGAAGATTATTGGAACGACGTGCTTGTTTCGTGGACTGATCCCGGTCATGCTTTCACGGGCGAGGGTATGCGAGTGTGGACCTTTGCACGGCAGGGGGACACATTAATTATTCGCTGATATTCGTATTCTGACTACCGATATTGACAAGAAAATAATGTATATTTGTTAAGTGAAAACTACTCAGCGGCAATGGATGATGTTCTTTTACCTTATTAAGAAGATGTTAAGACAGAGTTTCGATAGTCACATACAATTACTCTCAACTTCGTTATGGCAAAACTGACCATCGTAATGACGTTTTACCAACGTCACGCCTTGTTGATCGAAACGCTGAAAACGTTTGAGAGATACGATCCCGAAACGTTTAACGTTGTCGTTGTCGATGACGGAAGCCCGGATGACATTGTTTTGCCTTCGTTGCCGTTCGATGTTACGATAGTCAAGCTCAGGGATAAGACATGGAAAAACACCTGCACGGTTCATAACGTCGGGTTCCATGAGGCTTTAAAAGGTAGTCCTGATATTATCATTATTCAGAATGCAGAGTGTTATCATTGGGGCGACATACTGGGCTATGCACGTGAAAACCTCACGG